GGATCTACATCTCGATTTTGCAGATTTAGTATTACCAGGTGGTGATGTCCTGATCCTGTCCGGGGATATTTTTGAGGCAAAGAATCTCAAAAAGGAAATGTACAATCCTGAAATGATATTACTTGAACATGAACGCCAGGATCGTAGACCGGATCGCTTTTACAGGTTCTTGTTAGAGGAATGTAGTCAAAAATATCGCAAGGTTATAATGGTCATGGGTAATCACGAATTCTATAGATCTGTGTTTCAAAAGACTTATGAACATATCAAAAGTCAACTGCCTGATAATGTGTATTTGTTGGAGAAGGAAAGTTTAGAACTTGATGGTGTGTTGTTTTTAGGTGCTACGTTGTGGACTGACATGAACAAGCAGGATGCACTGACAATATATCATATGCAGGGTGCTATGAATGACTATCGCCAAATAACTATGCTTAATGAAGAAAGGCATGTGTACCACAGACTACAACCCGAATATACAGTTAAAGAACATTTAAAGACTTTGGAGTATTTTAAAAATGTCCTTGCAGAGAATCGCACTCGTGAAGGTGGTGCACTACCGGTTGTGGTAGTAACACATCATAGTCCCAGCAAGTTAAGCACCAAGCCCAAGTACCAAAAGGATGTGCTAATGAATGGTGCTTATAGCAGTGATTTAAGCGAATTTATTTTAGATAACCCTGAGATCAAAGTTTGGACTCATGGACATACACATGACACCTTTGATTATATGATTGGTGAGACTAGAATTATTTGTAATCCCCGTGGTTATAAATATTACGAGCAACGTGCAGATGAGTTTGATCCCACAATTGGTTTTGATATTTAAGGAGCAGTAATGGAGTTTAATGAGCTAGTAGAGGCTTGCGGACAAGCATTGATAATTTATTTTTGTTTCAAATTGGTAGTTTGGTTATTGGGCTTTAATCGTTTTCTAAACGACCTCAGCGAAACAAATGACAATGTAAAAAAATACTTGAGCTCCATTATCCACCCAGTAATAAGCGAAAAACATGGGGATACAATTTACTTCTTTGAAGAAGGCACGGACAAATTTATAGCACAGGGGCGGAATGATGCTGAAATAATTGCGGCACTGAAAGCACGTTGGCGAGATCATATCTTTATTATTGGCCAAAAGCACTACATGGCAGGTCCTGACTTCAAGATGCAGGAAATTAAAGATCCCGATGAAGTTGGTAAGTTACTTGCTGATCGAGTAATTGACAGAGTATGACCAGAGAATTGTTGATATTTTTAAGTATTATTGCGCTGATGGCTTGCCAGAATCTACCACCAAACTATTACATTGGTTCTAAAACTATTATTGGATATTCAAAATGAAACCTCAAAAACCCGCACAGGGAATTATGTTAGACAGAAACTGGGGCGATGCCCGAAGTTATACAATTGCCTGTGACTGTGGTGGGCGTGAACATTATCCGCAGATGTGGATTGAAGTTGGTGACGAAAACGATTCAGATCTGCAAAACGTCACAGTTACATTTTATGTGGAAACTGTTAGTCCTTGGTACAGGCTTAATCGTTGGCGTCAAATTTGGACCATGTTAACACGTGGATATGTAAGGCAAGAAAGCACCCTAATTCTCAGTAAACAAGCAGCTCTAAACTTGAGCACGGTTATCAGAAATAGTGTAGAAGAAATGCAACAGGTCAATGTTGTCAAACTTGACAAAGAATGACTTTTATCCTATAATAGTACTTACGTCAACAACATTATAGGTACTCCTATGACAATGCATCTTGAAGGTCCTTGGTTAAGCACTACAGGTAAACGCAAAGGTAAAATGAAATTTAAATCTGCAGAACAAAAGCGTGAATACGAACGACTTGATCGTGAGTGGAAAGAATTGCTCAAACGCCAAGGTGCAGAGCTAGAAGCTAAAAAACAAAGTCGTGCAATGAAGGCGGCACCTTTGACTTACAAGTTATCTACACCAGTAGGCCGTAGCACAGGTCACGATGTTAAAAGTTTAGATACTGGACATTTAGGTGCGGTGCGTACTAAAGAAATTCCGCAGTACACAGGTACTAAGATAATTGGTATTGGTACAATGCACAAAAGTAATGCAGTCCCTGTGTTCAGTGACGAGCAGGCCGTTGATATTTCTAGAATGAGGAGATAATATGATTAATGATTTAACTAAAACTATATTTGGTGATAATCTTGACAAATCGTTTAAACTTTCAGATTTGCTAACTGAATTTGATAATCATAATTTACTTAATATTGGTGAAATTGCTGAACTTGCAATCAGTATTAAATCAGGTGTCTCCCGATGCACTAAAATGACCGAGAATATTGATCTTGTCAGTGGGAGACAAATTAAGCATGCCAAAACCTATTATAGAAGAGGTTCATGGATTGCCACAGTAAGCCGTAATACAAATGCACCTATGCTGGTAGTGGTCACGGAACAAAATACCAAAAAACAACATTTTTTTAATATCCCGTATTCTGCACATCGGCACTTATTGGGAAATACTATAACCATTGGATTTGGTTATACTGGCACTGACCTTAGCGGTAAATGGTTTGATTACAGGGTTGATAGTTTTGATGAACTGTGTGAGCTGGCTAAATAGACTACTAGGAGATAATATGGAAGGCTGGGGCGATTGAGTAAAGAAGATATCATACGAATGGCAGGTAAAGTTGAGGAAGTCCTGCCCAATGCAATGTTTAGAATTGTATTGGAAAACAATCACAAAGTTATGGCCACAATTGGTGGCAAACTTAGGCAAAATAATATACGTATATTATTAGGAGACTCAGTTGAAGTTGAGATGAGTCCTTACGATATGAATCGTGGTAGAGTCGTATACCGCAACAAATAATGTATCACGCAGTCTTTTTTACTAATGCAGGGTATGTTGTCAATAACAATAAATTATCCGGATCAGAAGCAAAAACGCTTGGGGCATATAGACTTGCTAGTGAATTACGAAGTCGGGGATATAAAGTCATAGTAATAGATTATTTTTCCACTTACTGGGCCGAGAATCTTTCAGAAACTGTAAAATTATTAAAATCAATTATTTCTCAAAAAACATTGTTTGTCGGATACAGTGGAACCTTTTTCCAAACTTTGGGGAAATCTCGATGGCCTGTTGATACTAAGATTATACGAGCAATCAACAAAGCTATTACTACGATTAATCCAAAAACTAAAATATTATATGGTGGAGCCTATGCTAATGATATAACCGAAGAGTTATTGACTGTGGGTGTTGACTATATTGTACAAGGTCTTGCGGATTCGACTATTATTGATATTGCAGATAGTCTAAGCAACGGTAAACTCCCCAAATTTTCAAATATTATCAATAATGTTAAAATTATATCTTATGATACCACAGCATCAAATTTTGATTTTAGACACAATAGTGTAACAAAATTTACCGAAGATGATTTTATCATTCCTGGCGAAACCATACCAATTGAGATAGGTAGGGGTTGCAGATTTAAATGCAGCTTTTGTGCGTATCCCTTATTGGGTAGAAATCCCAACGATATAAGTTACATAAAAGATCCCACGGCAATAACACAGGAGTTGATATATAACTATGAAAATTTTAATACTACTAACTATATCATAGTAGATGATACCTTTAATGAATCAACTGAAAAATTAACAGTAGTACAAAAAGCAATCAAGGACTCGGGAGTTAAAATACAATTTTTTTCTTATATTAGAGCAGATTTATTAGCTCGATATCCCGAGCAAACTGACATATTATTAGATATGGGTTTAGTGGCACCATATTTTGGTATCGAATCATTAAATCATCAATCTGGTAAATCAATTGGTAAAGGAATGCATCCGGATAGAGTAAAAAAATGTCTAATCGATTTCAAGAAAAAAGCGGGTTCAAAAGTTGTGACACAGGGTGGCTTTATCGTAGGACTTCCGTATGACACTGAAGAAACATTAGAAGATAATTTACAATGGATGTATGATCACCCAGAGTTTTTGGACGCATATCAATTGAGCCCGTTATCTTTTGATAGAGGTACTGTGTGGGCTAGCGAACTATCAAAAAATCCCGGTAAATATGGATATGAAATAAGTGAAGATTATTCATATTGGAAAAACGCTAATTTAGATTCAACAAAAGCAAAAGAGATTGCTGATCGTTGGAATAAAAAAACCAGGGATTCTAATAGAACAAAAATAGCTGCAACAGGGCTTATGTCAATGCTGAATCTTGGATATAGTTTTGATGAGTTGTATCATGCAACTGCTATGCCCATAGATGATATTAAGTCTAGATTAAAATTAAGACAACAGAAATATGTCAATTCTGTGTTCACAAGGGTAAATAATATATGCAAGACATAAGACAAACTATAAATCTATTAGAAACAAAAGCCAAACAAGAGCTAGAGCGAATTAAATTGCCCTATACGAAAACTGCTCTTGCACCAGTTATGAGCAGCTCAACACTGGATCTTCATTACGATAAGTTATATAAGGGCTACGTTGATCGCTACAACAAAGGTGAGGGCGACAGTAATTTTAATGAAGCCGGAGCATTTTTACACAGCATTTGGTTTAGTCAGTTCCATACCCCCCGAACCCAACAACCACGTGGTGCTATACTAGCAATAATAACTAGAAATCACAAAAGTTTTGTGGACTTTAAAGATAAGTTTAAAGAGGAAGCAATGAAGCTTCAGGGCAGCAATTGGATTTATTTAAGCAAATCAGGACAGATTAAAATTATTCATAATCACCAAAAACGCACAGATATAGCAATATTAGTGGATTGGTGGGAACACTCATACATCAACGACTATGGCTCCAACAAAGAAAAGTATTTAGACAATCTATGGCGCATCATGGATTGGGATGCTATAAACAGAAGACTATGATTACAATTACAGAGAACGCGACAATTAAGCTAAAAGACATTCTCTCAGAAGAAAACAATCCTGATACTAAACTACGTATATTTGTACAAGGTGGTGGTTGTAGTGGAATGAGTTATGGATTTACATTGGATGATGTGCAAAACGAAGATGATTTCACTCTTGAAGAATCTGGTGTACAGGTCCTAGTAGATTCAATGAGTATGCAATACTTAACGGGTGCCGAAATAGACTACAAAGATGACTTGATGGGTGCGAGTTTTAGTATAAAGAATCCCAATGCAGAAACCACCTGCGGATGCGGTAGCAGTTTCAATCCCTATTAATTGCTAAATACTACTATTAGGTAGTATTTTATGAGTTTCGCAAATGTAAATATCGGTACAACTCCCGGCGACGGCACCGGAGATCCACTACGTACTGCTTTCCAAACAATAAACAATAATTTTGCAAATATTGCCAATGGTAGTATCACTGTAAATGCACCAGTTCTGTCAGTTGCAGGACGTACAGGAAATGTCGTACTAACGTTAAATGATGTAAGTTATATCATGTCCAACAGTCAAAATTGGACCAGCAACGTGGGCACCGTCCAACAAGCACTGGATCAATTGGCTCAGAGACTCAAAACTGCAGGGTTCTAACCATCCAATTGGGCTAAATACTGATAATATTTAGGTAATTGGATTATGACTGTATTAATTTCGCCCGTATTCACCGGAGTAACTGCTAATGATGGCACCGGTGATACTCTACAAACTGCCTTTATCAAAGTAAACAACAGCTTCACCAATGTTGCCACCGCCGTATCCCAAATCCAGGCCAATTACGCAAACGCCCAATACGGTGTTTTTTCCAATATCACTGTTACAAATCGTGCACTTGGTAGTCTTAATTTCTATGGTAGTGACACAGTATATATCAATGGTAGTCCAGTGGCTACTTCGGCAAGTAGTTTTACTGGTGGTAATGTTGCACAACAGACTAACTTTCAAGCCGCAACCAGTAGTATAAGTAGCACAACTGGAGCAGTTACGATAACTGGTGGAATTGGTATCGGTGGAAACATTAATACCACAGGTAATATCAGTTCTTCGGGTAACTTATATGTTTCTAGTATAACTGACAGTTCTAGTACAGCTATTGGTGCTATTGTAACATCCGGTGGTCTGGGTGTTGCTAGAAATGTAAACTTTGGTGCTGCCCTTAATGTAGCAACAAGTATTGGGGTAACTGGTCCACTTACTGCATCTAGTGCATCATTGACTAGCAGTACCGCATCAAGCGGAACTAATACTGGAGCACTTATAGTAACCGGTGGCGTTGGTATCGGTGGTGCGCTAAACGTTGGCGGTAATGTAACTTTAGCAAACCTGTCAGTTACCGGTACTCTTGTAGCAAATACTTCGGGAGTTATAACTGCGCCAGCAATTGACTTAAATACTCCGGTTTCTCTAGCTCCGCTGACCACACAGACCACAAGTAATATTGGTGTTTCAATGCACTATTATGATTCAGCTGGTGCCGGTGATAGTCATGCGTTTGTTGGTAGACTAGTTACTGGAATTGGGTTCTTATCAAATGCTTTTGCTTATTATGCATCATCTACAGATCCACTAGGTGGTCCTGTAGTTGGAACACAACTTGGAACAATTGTTGGTGGTAGCTTAATTGCAGCAAATTCAACACAAAGTACAAGCACGACAACTGGTGCTCTACAAGTAGTTGGTGGTGCTGGTATTGCTGGTAATGTATTTGCCGGCAATGTCAGTGCATCAGGTTTCTTCTATGCAAATGGAACACCGTTTGTAAGCAGCAACTATGGAAATATCCAAGTAACAGCCAATATGGCTAGTTTTGTCGGAAACATTATACCTAGTGCAAATTTAACATACAACTTAGGCAGTTCAACTTCTTGGTGGAATAATATTTACGGAACTGCCATACATGCACAGTACGCTGACTTGGCAGAAAATTATCTAACTGATCAAGTCTATGAACCCGGAACAGTGGTTGTAGTAGGCGGAGATGCCGAAGTAACTGCCTGTACCG